CACGACAGGTCTCAGCGTAGAGCTGGGGCCGTTGCGGTTGGCAGGAGTCATGTCCCTCGGTATAGTTCCACAAGTGGAACTTTACCGTTCACTTCCTCATTAAGAGGTAGCCTAGGGTTTAACTCTAGCGTTGCCGCTGTGTGGGGTGGTGGAGTTCACCGGAGGTCAATCCGAGGCTTCCGTGCCTTATGGCTCGGGGGCGCGGCGTTGATCTCCAGTAAAAGGGTCAATGGTTCCGAGAAGGCTCTCAGGGTTTGGGCTACTAAGGTGTTCCGATGGGTACACCGAAGCAACGCGAACCCTGAGGGCGTGCTGACTAACTTCAAGACTTTCTTTTCAGATTGTCGAGAAGTATGGTTGGCACTTCCAAAGAACTATCGATTCAAATGGGAGGAACAAAGACACTTCCTCGGGCTCTGGCTGACAAAAATAGTCCGTGCTTATGGAAAAGCGGAAGACATTCCGTATATCCTAGCACAACTAAGCATGTCAAAAAGAGCTTTGCCCTTTCCATCTGCTAGGGTGCGTATCGCCTCTTTGCGTAAGCATAGAGTTGATATGACCTCTAAACATGTAACATCGCCAGATATCTTGGCAGAGATTCGGGAATTTGGAGCCCGATTCTCTAAGAATTTATCCGACTATGTCACTGTTCCACCTAACCTCGACGTTAATCTCAACACTTCAGCGTGCTGGGAGAAAACGAGAAGGGAAGGTGGCCAGATGGCTTGGGCCCGAGAGACTCTATACTCAGATATGGATTTCCCTGACGCAGAACGGCCTGAAGGAGTACTCCTCCAGGAATACACGGACTGTGTCGCGGGACTCCGTATTATCCACGCTTCTATGGACATCACGTCTCGCGAAGACTTCACACTTCACTCCAAGGTGGAGGTAGTGGAAGAGCGGGGCATGAAGGCCAGAATAGTAACCAAGTCTCAGGCAAGTGTTCTAGTACTAGGACATCTTGCGAGGCAACGTCTCATTCGAGGGCTCAGGAGAGTCCCCGAATGCGCTGGCATCCTAAAAGGACTCAGCGGGGAGGAACTTATCGCTCCTCTCAGAGGCTGCTCAGGGCAAGTGATCTCTAGTGACCTTAGGGCCGCTAGCGATCTCATACCCCATGATTTGGCTGCTGCACTGGTTGACGGAATCTTGTCTACTGGCAAGTTTTCCGACGCCGAGGAGCGTGGATTACGACTGTGTATCTCTCCACATCAACTGACCTATGAGGGAGACGACCAAGAGGTCGCGCAAACTCGAGGTTTGTTGATGGGATTACCCACAACTTGGATACTCCTGTCCCTCGTCCACCTATTTTGGTGGCGAACGGCCAAAAGGACCAAGCTCCCGTCTCGTTCAGGGATCGTTGCACGAGCTATAATCTGCGGTGATGATATGGCCGCAGTAGCAAGTCCAGCGATTCTTGATGAGTACGAGCGCCTAATGCAAGCATCGGGCGGTGAGTTATCCGCGGGGAAGCACTGTCGAAGTGAATATAGAGGTGTCTTTGTAGAGAAACTCGTGGAGTTCGAACATTCCGAGACGAAACAGTTTGTTACCAGACGTTCCGAATGGAAGCAAATCTCTCGAAAGAGACGTCGCTTAATGTACGAAGCAAGATGCCATCAGTTGCCACACAAGGTGAATCCTTTAATATTGGACGTAGTACCAATTAAAGGGTTCTTCGAGTGTGGTGTACAACAGCCTATGCGTAAGGGTCCTTCCGCACTTCCCGATTGGGTCGTTGCTGGTGAGGTTTCCGAAGCGTTAAGGCTGGATGGTGTCTCGCCATACCAGAACTACGTGCTCTGCCGAATAGCCTTCCCAAAGGCTGCTCAGCAGTTAAGGGATCACCGGATACCTCCGTACCTCCCCCGATTCCTCGGGGGTGGCGGGTTGGTTCCGGAAATAGGAGATGATGCGAAGG